GAGAGGGCGGAGAATTTTTCACAACGAAGCGAGCAACACCTGCTTTCTCCTTAAATGATCATCGAGTCGATCCTGAAGTCGTAGAGAATGGAGTAAAACCCATGTCTTTGGCACTCAATAAATATGCTGAAGCACCTCATACGTTTCCAGTTCGTGCGGCACAAATGGCTTATATGACAATTGCCACCGTACTATCGACCCTAAAACCCAAAGGAGTTACCAAGAGATTGTTGACATTTGAAGAAACTCTCAATGGCATAACAGGATTTATGGTAGGAATTGATGTCAAGACCAGTATGGGATTTCCCTACGTTAAGCTTTCACGCGGAGCAAAAGGAAAATCAGCTCTACTAACCGACGAAAATGACGCTTACAAAACCGGAAAACCTGCCCATTATGTTTTAAACAAGGATCCACAAGGCCCACAATTTCAAGGCGAGCTGCTATCTACATATTTTGAAAGACGTTATAATGAAGTAGAAGCTATGATTCGGCGAGGAGTAGTTCCATCATATTTGGCTTATGAGAACATGAAAGATGAGTTAATTAGCGAAAAGAAAATCCGAAATGCTAAAGTTCGCACTTTTGAATGCCTTCCGCTTGAAATCTCACTTTTGACCAGGCGATATTTTGGTGTTTTTATGGGAACAATGCAGCAGAATTGCGTTAACGAGCCGATTAGTGTAGGCATTAACGTAACATCTTTGGAATGGACTTTGTTGTTTATGAGATTGACAAAATTTGGACAAGGATCGCTGATTGCTGGTGATTATGCCAATTGGGATGGTAAGCTTATGGCTGACGTCATCATGAAGGCTATAAAACTAATCAACGAATGGTATGATGACGAAGAAGAAAATCAATTGGCACGAATTGCTCTGGCCCTTTCTTTTATCCATACTGATATTTTGGTTTTAAATACACTAGTAAAGAAGCGCAGTGGTATGCCTTCAGGAGTGCCTGTTACTGCTCCTCTCAACTCATTATGCAACTGGTTCTATATTCTTGCGGCCGTTGTAGATATGCTAGAACAGCAAGATTTCGAAAAGACTACTGGTGAGCGAATTACGCCAGAGTTCTTGATTGACAATATGGAGATTGCCGTTTATGGAGACGATCACGCAATCGCTTTAGCTGCCATCCTCCGGAAATTTATCAATTTCCAAAAATTCGTCAACTATTTCAAAAATATAGGAATATCATACACAGATTCACAGAAACGTGAGAAAGTAGATTTTGAGTTCGAAAGTATTTTTGAAATCACTTATCTCAAGCGAAGATTTCTCCCAGATAAAGAAAGACCTAACCTTATTCGAGCCCCTTTGGATTTAAATTCAATTACGGACATGATTTATTGGACGAAGGTCTCCCCTGCTACTACCGATGTTGAAGTATACCGGTCCAGGGT